GTCCCTTTCGAGACTCTTCCGGAGTGCAGTTGGGTTAATTATGAGCAAATTAAGCCAATTGTTCCTTCGGTGGTCACGCAAGCCTTTTAAGCCTACGCGCCCCAAACGTGACGCCGACAGATTTTAATCAAATCGTTCTGGCAAGGCACTAAAATGTCAAAATTAGTGCTCACGAGGCGACACCGTAAGCGTACAAACTCATGGAGTCTGCATGCGAGTCTTATGGTCCTTTAAATTTGTTAAAGAACACATGAAAACACACACACAAATCTACAAGGAATGGTTAGCTCCGGTGATCAAGGTCGGTAAAGTTGTTCCGCTTACTGAAAAGTATGCGTACCCCTTTGCCATAGCCTTGACTTGATTATTGCGCCTGCCTAAAGATCCTTATATGCTTTTTGTTAAGCGTATTCTTCACCTTTGAAAGTATAATGGGCCTACGTTCGTAGTCCAGTATCTTAAAGAGTGTGTAAGAATAACTCAACATTACATATCAGGGAATCCCGTCTATAAATCGCAAGATTGTATAGTCGGGCTCTCGGCAGGACTTCCTAAGATTATTCCTGGGCCCTTACGCCTTTTAATAAAAGGTAAGGACCAGAATAATATTAGAGGAGTTCTGTCAGTGCTACAAATGTACCGTGTAATCAAGATTCCTGTAAAATTGAAGTTAGAGACGATCACTGATCCTTTTAAGGGGAGGTATCCGACAATTCCTTCATTTGAATTACGAGAATCATTAGCAAGATTAGGCGTACCGCTGAACCATGATGGTTCAAACAATAGGACACTAATCGTTGATAAATTGATTACCTCTACATCTGCGGGTCCAAATTCTCCTAAAGCAATGTTCGGTCTTAATTCAGACCTACGTGCTTGGGTGAACTCAGGAAAACTAGAAAACTTGTATAATTACTTACAAGTTACTCATAGTTTTAGCTTTCTTGAAAAGGTAAAGTCCCAAGTGGAACAGTTGACGAAGTACATTAACTCTGATCTTTCGAGATCTTATGAGAATTTTGTACAACCTCAATCGTGACATCTTGGTAGACTTTCCATTAAAGAAGAACCAGCAGGTAAAGCTAGGGTATTTGCGATCACTGACTCATTGACGCAAACTGCCTTGAGACCTTTACACGATTACTTATTTTCTTTGGTTAAGAAAATTCCAGCAGATGGGACTTTTAATCAGTCTCGTCCGTTAGAGTTCTTAATTGAGAAAACAAGAGGTCGTGACGTTAAGTTTTATTCCTTTGACCTATCAGCTGCTACGGATCGGCTTCCTATCATACTACAAAGAGATATTCTATCTCTTATGTTTGGTATGAGATTAAGTCGAGCGTGACAATCTCTGTTAGGTGATAGAGAATGACATCTCCAAGGGACTGATTATAAGTACTCCACGGGTCAACCCATGGGTGCTTTATCATCCTGGGGGATGTTAGCTTTAACACATCATGTTATCGTTCAAGTTGCAGCAGCCCGAGTTGGTTTTGACAAAACCTTCACAGACTATGCAATTCTTGGTGACGATATCGTGGTGGCTAATCAGTCAGTTGCTAAAGCTTATCATGCTTTAATGACTGATTGATTAGGGGTGGATATAAATCCTTTCAAGACTTTGGTCTCAACGCATATGTTTGAATTTGCGAAGAGATTGATTTCTTTTGAGGGTGAATATACACCTGTTGGAGCTAAGAACTTAATGTTAGCATTAACAACTCCTAGAGGTATAATATCTCTAGTGTATGATATTGCTAATAAAGGTGTAACCTTTACAGATCGTGAATATCAACAAATGGTATCTAAACTTCCTTTCCGTTATGGAAAGAAGGTTAAAGATTTACTATTATGAAGTATTCAAGGTCCATTCGGGTTTGTCCCTACAGAAAGTGGACTATCATCGATTTACTCGACCGGTAGTTCGCTGACTTCTGTACAAGTTTCTTCTTTGATTTATGCCATACAAAAAGCTTTATATCTTATGAAGCTTCGTACATGGAATGAATCATTGAAAACGCTTGTCAACTTAATTGTGAAGTTGAGGGTAGCTCATCCATCTGGTTTCCCTTCGTTACCAAAGGGTCCTATGGATAGGCTAATCGAAGAACAAACTTATAGTCTCTATAAGCGTCATCTTCGATCTCGCCCGGTGTTCCGGTTACTCTTTAATGGTCCTCTAATTATTTCTAATTACACTCGTCCTACATGAGGAATTGAGGTAGGTTCTTATATTAAGAGCCTTATCTTCGATTCAACACAAGAACGATGTTCATTGGAAGTTGGAGATCCATTTTCAGAGAAAGCGGACCTGCCTCTTAAACTTGTTTCTAGATCAGGTAATTTCTTTACCTTGGTTAGAGATATTGATCGAGAGGCAGCACGTGAGCGAATGGCTGTGCAGCGAGAATTGTATGCTGACGACGATGACGATTAACCTCATCGTTGTCTTAAGTGGATTTCACCATGCAAGATCGAGCAGTACCCGTCTTGACGGCTCACGGTCCACCGCCGTGAGGACAAACACTTGG